CGCATCATCCTTTTTTCTCCTACGCTTTCTTCACACGAATGCTCTATTCCTGCTTGGTAGATGCCGATTATCTTGACACCGAAGCCTTTTATTTAAACCTAGAAAACAAAACCGTCGAACGCGGCGGCTATCCCGATTTAAACGCCTTATGTGGGGTAGTGACAATATTTGCATAAGGAAAAAGAAAAAATTTGGCGGAAAAAAATTGGCTGGAGCCCCTGTTTGTGGGGCTTTGGCGTTTTTAGGGGGAAAGTTTATGCAAAAATGGAAAATGGTGAGGATTGTGGGAAAATGGTCGAAAATTGGGTTTTATTTTGCATAAAAGTTGGCGGTGAATTGTTAGGTTTTAAACATTTTTAAAATTTTAAAGTTCGTTTTAAAGTGGGTTTAAAAGGGTTTAAATTCAGCTTTAAAATCTGGGTGGAAATTGCAGGAAGATGAAATAGAGGTGGTGCATCTAAGTGAGGTTTTTAATGGTTGTTTTGGTAAGAGCTAGGAGAAAAGGCGGTTTCATGGGGCGAAATCGCCTTTTTTGTTGGTTTTTGGGGCTATTTTGGTGAGTTTAGGTGAAATCTAGCGGTTTGTTGTGTGTGATTATGGGTAGAATTTGCGAAAATGCGCCATTATTTGGCGGTATTTGAAAGTAACACAGGCTTCCTTGCCTTTGTGCTTTAAAATATTAAGAAAGCGCTTGTAATGCGGTTTCTTTGGATGTTACCGACATTGATGTCGGCGACATATTAGAAGTCTCGATAGCCACGCACGACTTGCCCTATCACAATCAAGTTATTGGCTTGTTCTGCGTTGAGTTCTATTGGTGCGTATTCTGTGTTTTGGCTGATGAGTGTGATGCCGTTGTAGGTGATTTGCACTTTCTTCACTAGCATTGCACCTTCATTATTTAATACAAAGATTTTTCCGTCTTTTAATTCCTTTTTCGACCGATCTACAATAATTTCTTCGCTGTCTTTTAATACTAGGTATATGCTTTCCCCACTCCCCATAAGCTACACAGTACATCTTCTTAACTGTGTAGTTTTAGGCATTTATTCTATGAACTACACAAAAGCAATAAAACAAATTAAATCAAATAGTTACAAAAATTAAGTATTTTTCTTAGAAGTCTTTTTTATGTAGTCTAATCGCTCTTTTTCTGTGTACTCAGCTAAACGCATATTGGTTAGAGAATGTTCGCAACACATTTTGGCTGTCTCACTTATTAAGTGCTTACCTTGATTATCACTTCTTCTAAAATTTGCCAATAGATTGATTTCATCCATATTCAGTAAAACTGGATTTGTAGCATCAGAAGGAGAAATTAATGATGGAGATACTTTGAATGGGTAATCATCCATATTTATTTCTGTTGCTTTTATTGCCTTCACAAGTTCTTCATTGGGGTTATTTGCTTCCCTAGTCCCAGATAGTATGTAATTGATATCCAGTTTTAGGTCTGGGCGTTCAAGTTCCAATAATCTTAAAGCATTTTCTGGAAACACCCCTCTGCGCTTTCTTTCTGCAAACGCACTTTTTGACATTCCTAAAATCTCTGCCACGTCTTTATCCATTGTTATGGATAGTTCAGTTTTTAATCTATTAACAATATTTGTGAAATTTTCCATAAAAAACCTCTTGTAATTCATAAAATTCATATATATTATGAACTCAGTAAATAATAATGAACTATATGAATTGATATTAAACAATATCATTATTCTAGTTCAAAATATGTTTTTAGTCCATAAAAAAGGTGATTTATGCAAAAGAAAACCCGAGATGAAGTCAAGCTATGGCTAAGAGATCTGAACATCACTCAAGCCGAATGGGGACGTCGAAACGGATATACCTCAAATGAAATTAGTCGAGTCTTGAACGGAAAATCTAAGTGTTTGTACGGACGGGAGCGAGAAATTGCACTCAAATTGAACATACATTTAGATAGTTAGGAGTTCATATGAATGAACTTAAAACACATTATTCTGCTCAGGAATTGGTCGATTTAAGACTTCAAAATCTACCAACTACAAAGAAAGCTGTTTTAACAAGAGCTAAAAAACAAAATTGGGAATCCCGCAAGCGCGTTGGCAAAGGTGGTGGTGTGGAATATGCGCTTTGTTCTTTACCGCAGGCATTACAAGACGAGATTCGTACAAAGTTTGCAGTTTCTATCGTTAAAGCCAAACCCAAATCTCTTCCTGCCGATCTCCGTCAGGTGGAATTAAAAACTTTAACGGAAAAACAACGTGAAGTGGCAGGGGCAAGAATGGCGTTAGTTGCCCAAGTGGCACAGCTTGAACAAGCCCAACCTCGTTACAAGGCGATTAAGTTTTTTTGTGAACAAATCAAACATGGTGGCATTTCATCTGATTTGATGAGATTGGTGGAAACCGCCAATAACAAGAAGGGAAAAAATCGCACTTTATCTGACCGCACTTTGAATCAATGGGTGTTGGATTATGAAAAGGCGGATACCCCTGAAGAACGATTAAAAGCCCTCGCACCAATGCAACGGGTGGCGAAAAAGGCTGAAGAAATTGTGTGGTTGCCTGACTTTTTGGCGATATATCGCCAAACCAATGGCATCAATGTGGCAGAAGCCTATCACTATTTTTCGACTGAATGGGATGCACGTTTTGCAGACGAGCCGTTACGTTTAGAGATGAAACCGAGTATTGACCAAGTTCGCGCTGCATTAGCGAAATTGCCAAAACACATTAAGGAAATTGGTCGTAAGACGGGTTCTGAACTCCGCGCCCTTAACACTTATGTGAAACGCGATTGGAGCGTGTTACAGGTGAATGATGTGTGGGTGGGTGATGGCCATGCGATGAAATTGAAAGTCGCCCATCCTGAACACGGTCGCCCATTTATTCCTGAAGTAACGTTGATTATGGATGCCTCGTGCCGTTTTATTGTGGGTTGGTCGGCAAGTTTGGCGGAAAACGTTCTCGCAGTGGCAGATGCTTTGCGTTATGGCGTGGAACGCTACGGCATACCTGCAATTTATTACTCCGATAACGGTGGTGGCGAGAAAAACTGGATGCTTGATGGGGATATTACGGGGATGTTGCCACGTTTGGGGATTAATCACCAAACAGGGATTCCAGGCAATCCACAAGGGCGTGGGATTATTGAGCGGGTGCATCAAACGATTTTATATCGTATCGCTCGCCAGTTTGAAACCTATCACGGCACAGGGGCAGACCGCGACACTATTCGACAAGTGAGCACAGCAGTGATTTCACTGGATAAAGCAAAACGTAAAGGTGCGACACAGCTAACGCCAAAACAACAATGGGCAGTGGGTAAATTGCCTAGCTGGAATCAGTTTTTACAAGCCTGCCAAGAAGGCATTGATGAATACAACAATAAACACGAGCACAGAGAACTAGGGGGGATGACACCTGCACAAAAACGCCGTCAGTTGATGGAAAAAATGAACCCTGATGATTTGGTCTTTGTTACGCCAGTGGAAGCAAGGGATTTATTCCGCCCAAGTACATTACGTGTGGCACAACGTGGTTGGTTACAACTTTTCAATAATTATTACTTTAGCGCGAAATTGCTCGATGTTGATGGGCAAAAGGTGCAAGTAATGTTTGATATTCATGATCCAAGCCAAGTGATTGTGAGAAAGCAAGACGGCACTTTTGTTTGTTATGCCGAATTAGATGGCAATAAACGTGATGCCTTCCCAATGCCGTATGTTGAGAAAACACGCCAAGCGCGTCATGCACGCCGCGCGAAATTGAAACAAGAACAGCTTGATGAGATTAATGCGGAACTTAACCCGATTATTACGATTGAGCATCAAGAAACGCAATGGGATCTTTTAGCAACCAAGGAAAAAGTGAAAGAGAAAGAAGTTATTCACTTTACCTATGCGGATAAAGAGGCGTGGGAACAGAAGAAAGTTAATCAGCGAGGTAGTTTTTAATTGCAGATGATATTTCTACGATGGTGTTGTACTGCTCTTCCGGTACTTTTCCATAGTAGCGAGATGTATTTTCAGTAAAGAAATTAGCGATTTGTTCTTCAGAAAGAATTTGCTTCTCAAGCAAAGCTTTAAGAATGAATGAGATTAAATCAAAGGTTAATGCTTTTTGAGTAACCAGTTCATCAATGTGGTTGCGTAAATGTTCAAGATCTAAATTTTGCATATTTCACCTCAAAAAAATTAGCCAAATTATAACGAGGTAAACAATGAAAGCACAAGAATTAAAAGCGTTTATGGATGCGCACAAGATGAGCCAAAAACAAGTGGCAACCTTGTTTGATGTGTCCATTACAACAGTGAGCCAATATTTAAACGGTAAATACCCGACTGATACCAAGTGGCTCGATGAAAAAGTGGATGAGTTGTTAGCACGCCATAAGGCGAAAGTGGTTGAAGCGAAATACAACAATGCATTTGTCCCCACTCAAACAGCAAAGCGCGGTATGGAAATTATGCACTTTGCCCACGCTGAGGGCGAAATTAATGTGATTTACGGTGCGGCAGGCTTAGGCAAAACACAAATGCTAAAACAATATGCGAAAGAACATAGTTCAGCCATTTTGATTGAGGTTGATCCAAGTTGCACACCGAAAGTGTTACTACGCAAGATTGCAGAAAATGTTGGTTCAACCAGCCGAGGGGTAAACAACGATGTACTTTCAGGAATTGTGGAAAAAGTAAATGGTGCGGAACGTTTGTTAATGATTGATGAAGCCGAGTTACTTTCTACCCGCTCTTTGGAATTTATCCGACGCATTCACGATTTAACAAATTGTGGCGTGATTTTAGCGGGTATGCCTCGCTTGTTGGTGAATTTAAAAGGGAAAAATAACGAACTGGCACAGCTTTATAGTCGAGTGGGATTTGCTTGTGACCTTGGTAATGCCCTACCTGATGACGATTTAGCCATGTTAGCGGAAAGTGCACTTAATACAAGTGAGTTTAATGCCCCTTTATTGAAGGCCTGTAAAGGCAACGCACGCCGATTAAGTAAGTTAATGCGAGGTGTTGTGCGTTCGGCAGAGATTAACGAGACCGAAATTAGCGCAGAGATGATTGAACAATACAGCAAAATGTTAATTAGTTAAGGAGATAACCATGTTGCAAGCAAGAAAAAACAAACAATTAAACAAAAACAATGCCGTGATGTTGGCTTATTTAGAACAAGTGGAAAAAGCGGTAAGACGCTTAAATGAAATGGGGCTTACGGTAATTAATGTGCACTTTGAGAAGATAAGACCGACTGTGCGTGTGATGAATAATGCGGTAACAGAAAAGCTAGAGAAAGACCAACGCGCTTATGTGTATCACGTAGGGCGTGATGTGGGTCGATACCAAGAAGCGCAATTTACGGTGGAGGGTATCCGTGTGGTTTGGCGGAAATATTTGAACTAGGAGGAGGAATGGCAACGCGTCGGCAAATTTATGCAGTCTATCGTGGCGAAGAGAATTTGGGTGACGGGACTGCGGAAGAATTAGCAAAGAAACTCAATGTGAGCGAAAAAACGATTTACAGCTCGGCAACAGTCGCCCGATGTAAACGTGATAAAGGTAAGCGACTTGTGGTGATTAAGTTAGATAAAGAGGAACTCTAAATGAAGGTGATGATTGAGGGGAAAGAATACTGGCGTGATGCAAGAGGAAATTTAACGCCAGCTGAATTGGTGAAAGACATCGACAAAGCACGTGATGTGCTTGTGCGTGAATGGGTGGAAAAAGGCATGTCCTTAAATAAGGAGATGCGCAATTTTAAAGATGGCATTTTCGGCGATATTCAGGCGTTTATTGAACTTTCGGCTGAAAAATACAATGCAAAAGTGGGCGGTAGTAAAGGCAATATCACGCTTTATAGCTACGACGGCAAATACAAAATCCAACGTGCGATTAACGACCATTTGCAATTTGATGAACGTATTCAGGCGGCAAAAGTGTTGATTGATGAGTGCTTGAATGAATGGAGCGAAGGCTCTCGCCCTGAACTAAAAGCGTTAATTGAACGTGCGTTTAATGTAGATAAAGAGGGAAACCTCAACACATCACGGATTTTAGGTTTGCGACGGGTAGATATTCAAGATGAACGTTGGCAAAACGCGATGCAAGCAATTAGTGAGAGCGTGCAAGTGGTGAGTAGTAAGGCTTATGTGCGACTTTATGAGCGTGTGGGCGAAAGCGATCAATATGTGCCGATTGCGTTAGATGTGGCGGGAGTTTAAAGCTTATTTAAATGCCCTTTAAATCTC